AACCTGTTGTTAATTTTAATACCAAAGAATTAGGTCCATTTAAATTAATCGCACCAGAACGAAGTATTTTACCTGTAGACGTAAAGTTTTTGGAACTAAAACCCATAATTTGATGTGGAGTTGTTACTGGTGAAGAATTACTTGAATATCCATTCGTACCATCATAAAACTGAAGTGTGAAATTATCACCACTCGCGTGTGTGTTAGAAAACACTAATGAATCCGTCTCTTCATCAAAAATAACACTGTCTACATGAGTATTAGAAGGGGCGAGTTCTATATCCAGGTCCTCAGCTAACACATAACCATTTGAATAGTTCGTCTCATTCAGTGTAATATTAACACCATCTACACTAAATGTCTTATTCGTGGCGGAGGTCATCAATTGTGGTGTAGGAATACGAGCAGAAACGAGTGTTATATTAGATATATCGTAAATAGGGTTATCTAAAGTAACGACGTAAGTATTAGCGTATGCATAGACACTTGTATTTCTTTCACTACTATCTATGTTAAGGGTGTGGACCTTCATTAAAATATAGGGATAATATTTTAATGATTGTTTTCGTCTAGTATAAATCAACAATCTATTGGTAGAGAGAGTGTGCAAGAGGGTTGTTTTGAAGTTGTCTCTTTGCAATACCTAGATCCTGAGTGTTAGGATTCGCGTTACCTTTGTATGAGTTGAATTGGTGGAAAGGCTTCTGCTGATAGTTTTGGGTCCAACCACCATTGGCGGGGGCAACACGACCATCTATACGAGTCCTATCGGTACGAACGGATGTAAGACGACCACCCTGCTTGAGGGCGCTCTCACGAACATTCATCCTACCAGCATTACCCATCCTGTTGGGCTTGCCTCTGCGATCTTCGGGGCGGAAGCCATACTTCATGAGTTCCTCATTAGTCTTTGCAGTTATCTGAGAAGCAACGCCTTGTGTGTAGGCACCGTGATGACTGTGGATACCTGGGGCTGGGCGATTGTTATACATATACTGTTCATCGTTGCGATCACTCTTGAATCGAGTAGGGTCTTGGGACATTGTCTGAGCACTGATGAATCGCTTAGCGCCATTGAAACCTAAACCATCGTTACGAAGACCAGTCTCCGAACGATTAGTAGTGCGCTTAGTCCTTTCATGCTCATTACGAGGAACTACACCAGACATACCTTGAGCACGTCCCGCCATGGCAGGTCGCCTAGATGGGAGAAAGGCGGTAGTTTCGGGTTTGTTGTGTGTAAGTTCACCAACCATGGCAGAACGACCACCAGTAACATCAGCCGCTGGACCTGTACGCCCTGGAAGTGTAGTGAGCCTGTACTCGCCAACATTAACAGGGTTTACCCTAAAAGTCTGCTGAAAGCCGCCTACTGCGGGTACACTAGGGTCAACACCTAAACCTGGACCGACCATTTGCTTTTCAATGGGTGAAAGGTTGTTCATACGACCGTTATCATACATTCTGTTTCTCATATTTAGAATTTCCTCCCCACCGGTACGTTGCTGCATAGAAATGTCTCCGAAACTCTCCATCTCCTTCTTGTGTGGAATTTCGGCTGTAGGCTGGAAATTGTTAGATTCTATAACTTCTGGATTTTTCAGTGCTGGTTCAGTGACAGTAACTTTTGGTGGTTCGGACTTGGTACTCAAGTTCCTTCCCGCAAATACAAGACCGGCGACGGCCATGAGTGATATAGGATCAGCCATTCTTACTTCTTGTTAACATTTTTATTAAGGTACCTCTGCTGAAACAGACCATTCTGGACTTCGGCTCTGGTACTCGAGGGCTCATATTGCATTGTACGAAGAGGGACCTTGCACTCCATATTAGTTAAGGGGAACAGGTTTCGCTCGTATGTCTGAACGATATGCTTGTTAAATCGGGAAGTAGATTGGGGACGAAGCTGATCACTTGTCTCAATGTATTGTGCTGGAGAACCCTTGCCCGCCATGTATGGGGCAGTACCGTACAACATAGTGTTGGGTCGGCAACTGCCACAGTTTAGGCTACCGGGCTGGGGGTATACAAAAATTTCATCAGTCGCTTTTACGGGAGCTATGGCACCCGAGTTTTGAACAATGGAAAGTCCAGGTTGAAGCTGATACGCCATTTATTATTACATAAGAATATTTATCTAAGCTACCGTTGCCCTATGCATACCGGAGCGTTTGTCACCATTGGTTCCCAAACCCGAAAAAGCTTCGAGTTGGACACCCCTAGCATTGGGATCACAAAAGCGAGTATCACTCTTGCACATTGGGGCATTCTTTCGCCCATAAAGAGACTCGGCGAAAGCTGTCTGGTCTCCTGGGATTTTCGTCACTGGGTTAGAAACAAACTGACGCTCCATAGCATTACGGAGGTACTTGGGCATGGAAGTCCTAGAACGCCCAGCATCATATGGAATACGATCACTACTGTAAGCCTGAACGAATGGTTTTACTGTTGGGTAATAGCACGCCTCTAACCTATTAGGGGCATCAGTAAAATCAGTAATGAGAACATTACCCATAGGGTTGTTTGGTGTAGGCATCTGACAGCTCACACCTTCAACTGATCCACCGTAATTCTCCTTAACCATTCTAGACTTATAAAGAACATACACGACACCTAATACTGTCAGACCCAAAACGAATACACGTGGGTCACGTCGAATAACATAAAGTATAGTGCACACATAAATGATAAAACGAGAAGCAGCATTTACCCTGTCTTCTGGAGTTTGCTCACCTGTGGGCCAAAATTGGGTGACCTGGTCAGCATCAAAAAGCTGCTTAGGATCATCGAACCAAGCTTTCATTTAATATATGTATAGGTTTATTTTTTTGGAAGACCCTTCAACATGCTACCCATCATTTGCATAAGGGCATCTTGGTCCAATTCTCCGTCACCACTTTGCATGTTATCCGCTACACCCTTGGCGATATTCTCAATTTGAGAAAGGGTGTCCGCTGGGAGAGCAGTGATGGTAGTACCAAGCATGTACAGAGTCTGAAGGTACTGCCAAGTAGCACCCTTTGTATTAGGAGACATCTTGGACCAGTAACGCTTAATATCAAGCTCCTTCAAAAACTCGATGTTCTCAATTTCCTCGAGAAGAAATGTCTCATCCTTTGCAGAAATCTTATCGGCGTAGGGAGAAACACCCTTCATGTATCCATCTACAACTAGGCGGGGGTTGGTTGACTTGAGTAGGTCAAACGAAGTTAACATTTTCTTGATTCCTTTTTCCTCTGGAAAAGTCTTGTGCAATTCCACAAGAAATTGACTCATCATATCATTGAAAGCAGAGACAGACGCCATTTTCTTATTATATTGGTGTAATCTTTAAGTTTAGAAAGGCTCTGTAGAAATAGCCTCCTTTTTACCTAAACCACCTGAGATTATGAAAAACACTAAAATCGCATTGAGTACAGCGGGTTTTGTGTATTTGTTAAGCTCAAGCTTACCTTCATTATTGAGATACGCTTTGAGATGAATATAAGCAGCAGTTATACCAGCTGCAATTAGGGCGGCACTCACTGGGTCGCGTAAATGATCGGAGAGTTCCATTTAATTATAACGGGGATTTTTTGTGCGCTGCTCTGGTGCATCACCAAAAAAGACATTATCATCCGGCTCCTGCTGAGGTTGGGGTTGGGGCTCCGCGAACGATTCTTCACCACCCATTGGTTGAGCAATTGGTTCAGAAACTGGCTCTGGGGCTTCGGGTGCGTGTACACCATGGACCGTTTTGAATTCATTTTCAAGTCCAGTGGGTTGGGGGTCTCCACCCATTTCATCTAGGGGTTGGGGCTCCATCTCAGGTTCGAGTCCCTCCATTGGCTGAGACTCCATCTCCTCCATCTGCTCATCAAGAACATCTGGGTCGGCACTGTCGTGGATGTCACCGTCGAGTGAAATATCACGCGTTTCTTGTGACATGTAAGTCTGAAGAATTTGTTGCACCGGAATCAATTCCTTTACGGTATTCTCAATGCATAAGGAGAAGCGGATCCTAAGATTTTCGTCACGAGCATACTCACTTTGTTCATCATGGAAGATGTAGGGGTCTCTGTACAGGTCCTTCGCGACGTTATTGTAACAGGTTTGAATAAAAACCTCTTCAGTTGGGAGCTTTAAAGAAATCTTC